AATATCAGCGGCGAGCTGGCGGCTGTATTGGCTCCTTTCATCGGCGGTGTGGCTGCCGTGGCAGGCAAGGGGAATACTGAAGCTGAGAACGGAGATAACCCTGTAAACATTCTCGATACAGACATTGAGGACGCCATGCCTGTGTTCACCCAGGCATTCTCCAGCCTTTCGGGCGACAAGTTTGAGCGCCTGATGAAGAAACTGCTGATCGACCACAAGAACGTCTCGGTTGAAGGCGAGAGCACCGACGGCGAGGTCAAGCTCCTGACCTACGATATCGCCAACGAGGTGTTCTGCGGCGATGTACAGGATATGTTCATCCTCTGCTTTGAGGTCATCAAATTGAACTTCAATGGTTTTTTCAAGAAAATCGGAACCCGATTTGGCGGCCTTACAGCCGCGCTGAAGAAGGTTCCGGCTACCGAGAGTGGGGAGACCTCGACACGAGCCGCTTCACGGAACTCGAAATGAGGATGTACGTCCTCATCAAGGCCCGCGTCGCATCAAAGCTGGAGCTGGAGACGGTCTACGACCTAGACGAAGCGCTTAAGCTGTATGCTCTGTACAGCATGGACATGGACATCGAGAGGGGACAGGCTGAGAAGCTGAAAGCCGAGAGCCGATAAAAAATCCCGTCCCCACGTTGCAGCGTGAGGGCGGGGCTTGGTTCTTATGCTTTTGCAAGATTCGGATCGGGTCGTCCGGGATACAGGACGTGGAATAGATTTTCAGATGCGCTCTCGTTGGAGCATAGAATCTGCACGTTCAAACCGGAATCCGACGTCAATACGACTTTACCGTATTTCGCTATCGGGTACTGCTTGTTGTTCGCATAGCGCTTGTCTGGAGAACCATCCTTGTTTGCGTATGCCCAAACGGTTTTCACTATTTCAGAATCACCCGGAACCGCCTTTCCCTCAAGGAATCCAAACGCGGATATGTCGATGTTTACGTCCTTATAATCGAGCGCTCCAAACTGTTTCTTTCCGAAAATCAGGATTCGATCCGGCATGATGGCAATCTGCTGGTTCTTGAGATTAAACACTACGGGCTTTATGTTGGTTGTTACAAACCAAGGCAGCCTGTTGCTGGAAGATATTTTTGATGTCTCCACAGCTTTTTCGATGCCGCCCGTTTCCTTGGCGTTTTTACTTTTTGCGGTCACAACGGCTTCCTGCAAAGATTGGCTAGAAGCTACACCCCTCCACGCAGAAGACAGACAATCCCACTTTTCCTTTTCGTCATCCTCAAACTCATAAATGATATGGCATCTGCCTTTGACCAGCAAAACGGCCAGCGCCACAAGGCAAAGATCAAACAGGGGCGGAAATGATGAAGTGGCCAGTGCCGCCAGGATGAGGATGTTCCTTGTGAGCTTCAATCTTTTGATTTGCTCAAACAGCTTATCGTATATGGGGGAACGCAGCAAATTCGCGTCAGACGATGTGATTTCTTGGTAATCATAGTAATCATCTCGCACGTCATATGCGTTCGGCTTAGCAGCTTTTCCGTTCCCGCTGTTTCCAGACTTGTGTTCGGAAACATAACTGATTCCGGTTCCTGGTATCGAGGCGGTCTGTCTGGTTCTTCCGTCGGCAGTTCTGGTAATACGGTATCCCTTCACGCCCCAACTATATCCGACGCCGCTTTTGCTGATATTGACGCGAAACCCGCCGCCCAGGTTTATGCTCTTTCTGTATCTAAACCCCATAGCAACCTCCCATACGCATAAAGGCTAAAGGACTATGCTTTATAGTCTAACAGATAACAAAGCAAAGTAAAGCCTTTTGAGTATGGATGAAAAAATTTCTCGAAAGCGAGGTGATGGCTGATGACTCTTGCCGAACTCGGTATTGCCCTTGGGTTCAACATCAAAGAGCAAGATGTTGACAGGGTAAATAGTACGATCGCTGGCATAAAAGACACAGCTACGAGATTGCTTGGCGCAATCGGCATTGGATTCAGCCTCGCTGCCATAAATGGCATGGTCGAGGAATTCACCCGCGTCAACAACCAGATCAAGAGCGCAACCGATGGCCTGGGAGAACAGCGTGAGATCCAGGACGACATCGCGGCGGCCGCTGAGGCTACCCGAGCCTCTTACTCAATGGCGGCCAACACTATCTCGCTGCTCGTGAAGGGTAATCGTGATTTGTTCTCCAGCGTGGACGAGGCTACGGATTTCTACAACTCGGCCACCATGCTGTTCAAGTCGGCCGGCAAAACGAATGAAGACATTGCCTCTCTCATGGAGGCGATGAATCAGTCGTTCGCCAGAGGCTACATAGACTCTGAGACCATCAGTCAGCTCCTTGAGCGGGCGCCGGAAGCGGTCGATCTGCTGAACAAGCGACTGGGCACCACGTCCAGCCAGCTTGAAGATATGGCCACCGACGGAAAAATCACAGTCGAAGATTTGAAAGGCATCTTCGTAGATAACGCCGAAGAAATCAGCGCATCGTTCGATGATGTCCAATACAGCATAACCGACGCCCTCACTGTCATCCAGAACAAGTGGGGGCTTTGGCTTGCCCAGACCAACGAAACGCTCGGGCTGACAGACGGCATCGGCCGGCTTATGGTCAATGCCTTCAACAATGTGATTGGCGTTCTGAACAGGGTGCGTAACGGCGTGGTTTGGCTGTCGGACAAGCTGGGCGGAGTGGACAATATGTTCCGCCTCATCGCCATGACGGCCGGCGCTCTGTTCGTAGTGCTGAACTTCGGCAAAATTACATCTGGGCTTACGACAATAGGGAAACTTCTCACCAGCATCAATGTGAAAACGCTGGTTATCTTTGCGGCTATCCTTGCACTGGTCTTGCTGGTTGATGACTTCATCAACTTCATGCAGGGCAATAACTCGCTTCTCGGCACAATGCTTGAGCGAGCGGGAATAGATGCCGAGGCTGTCAGAGAAACCATCATCAATGCCTGGGAATCCATCAAGGACTTCCTCGCCGCTGTGTGGGATAACATAAAAAGCACCTGCACAGCGGTTTGGAACGGGATTCGCAATTTCTTCACGCGGCACGGAGACGAGATAAAGGCGGGTCTTACATCGGCATGGGACGCCATAAGGGCCTTCCTCCTGGCAGTTTGGGGTGTCCTCAGCACGGTAGCGCTGGCCATCTTTGGTGATCTTCAGGAGTTTTGGACGCAGCACGGCGAACAGGTTAAATCTGCCCTCACCAGTGCATGGACCTTCATAAGCTCTGTCTTGATCGCCGCATGGGACCTCATCAAGAACGTTGCCGAAACGGTGTTTGGAGGCTTGCAGACCTTTTGGCAAAACCACGGCGAACAGGTCACCGAAGCTCTTGTAAACGCCTGGAATGCCATTGTGGGCCTGCTGACCATCGTTTGGGCAGCCATCAGCGCTATTGCCATAACGGTATTTGGCATCCTGGAAACATTCTGGAACGCATGGGGAGATAGAATCCTCTCCATCTTCTCTGATGTATGGAACGCGGTAAAAGCGGTTGTCAGCACGACCCTCAATGTACTGACAGATCTGTTCGCTGTCTTTGCAGCCCTTCTTTCGGGAGACTGGGAAGCTCTCTGGAGAAATGCGCAGCAGCTTGTTTCCGATGTTTTCAATGGCGTTGTAAACATCATAAGCACTCTGCTTACCGCTGCGTGGAACATTATCTCCACCATCTTCTCGATGATCTATTCCTTTATTGCAGGAATTGCATCGGGCATCTGGGGAGCGATAACCACAGCGTTTACAAACATCCTCACAAGCATCACATCGACTGTTGGCGGAATCAGAGACACCATCGTTGAAGGGTTCCAGGAAGCCATAGACTGGATCACGTCCCTTCCGGAGCAAGCGGTCCAGTGGGGAGCCGACATCATCAACGCCATCGTGGATGGCATCACCGGCGCTGTCGGCGCGGTTGGAGAAGCGGTCTCCGGTGTTGCGGATAAAATCAAGTCGTTCCTGGGTTTCTCCGTCCCGGAAGATGGACCCCTGAGCGATTTTGACACCTATATGCCGGATATGATCGACCTGATGGTAAAAGGCATCACGGAAGGCAAAGCCAGAGTGAGCGAGGCGCTGCAAGGTCTCGCTGGCGATATGTCGGTCATGGCCACCGCCAACGTGGTCAGCCCCCGCACGGCAGCCACGGCTACCGGTTCCAATCAGATCAACCGGACAGTGGTTCTTAACTCCAACATCAACAACACGTTCAACGGGGAGCGGGCCGCTCAGCAGAGAATGGCAGGCGCCGCCAAGCAGTCGGCCCGCGATGTCACCTCTGAGCTGGCCCGCGGCCTGGCGTATGCGCGGTAAAGGGGGAGCACGAAATGGCAAAAGCAAAGCAACCCGTAACCGTCGCAGACATCGAGTTTGACGCGCTGATCGACAGTGATAAGACGCTTGAGGCGCAGGTCCCGGAATATGCGGT